GAAGCGACTAATGAGGTTGACCCGATATGAATTTCGTAAGCGCATCATTTGGAATGGTTAATCATGGTTTTAAATTAAGACGCCCAAAATGGCCAGAAGGGACGTATATTTGGGTGGTGAATGTTCGCGTGCAGGTGGTTGACCATCAAGTCCCTATCGAAGAAATGCCAGAAAAGAAATTTATCTTACTGAAAACTCCCGAGCGTCAAGCCCCGTGGTCGCCAGATCCAGATGATGTTATTGCCCCTGATTGGGAGGAACTGCCCGTTTGAACCCATTCTCCGAGCTAACCAAGAACGCCGAACGGTGGGCCGACAATCCTTGGGATTTCGGGCATGAGATGTTCGGAACGACCTACGACGGCGCTCAGATGCAGTTTTGGAAAGACTTTGTTGATCCCACCATGTCTCGCGTCGGGCTCATTGGAGCGACCGGAACGGGAAAGACTCGTATAGAGGCCGAGGCGATTCTCCATTTCATGACTGTCCGTGGAGGCTCCAATCCGTGGGACCATCCCAAGGGTATAGCGACCGCCATTGACGGGAAGAACATGGAGATGAACCTCTGGCCGGAATTGGCGAAGCTCATTAAGGTTGCTCCATTACTTGACCAGTTGTTGAAGTGGCAGACGGAAAAGATTTTCATGAAGCATGCGTCGGCCACATGGTTTTTTGAGAAACGCACTTGGGACGCCAAGAGTACGTCGGACCCAAACTCGCCAACGGGGGCTCTCGGGTTGGCGGGACACCACAGTAAGAATAGCTTATCCCTCATCGACGAATCCTCCGGTGTTCCAATTTCCGTTCTCTACGCTTTGGAGCGAACGCTGGCGAACCCTGTTCCGGGCGGGTTCATGAAAGTTTTGCAAGGCGGGAACCCAACCCACAAGTCAGGCCCACTGTATGCGGCGGCGACGAAACTCAAGGCGCTCTGGAACGGGGGTAGGGGCCCGGTGAGAATGACCGGCGACCCGGACGACCCAAACCGATGCCCTCGAATTGACATCGAGTGGGCACGGTCGATGATAAAGGCTCTCGGGCGGGATGACCCGTTTGTGCAGGTTTATATTCTCGGGGAATTTCCTTCACAGGATTTCAACGCTTTCCTTGGGATAGACGATATCGAGAGGGCGATGGCATTGGAATTACCATGGAACGTTTACGCCGAGTGGCAACCCTATTGCGGGGTGGACGTGGCCTACGAGGGCAACGACTCAACGTATGCCACGATCAGGCAGGGGAAGATGTGTTTTCCTCAAACGAAAATCGAAGTGCCTCTCTCAGACCCGCAAATTGGATTTAACCAGGCTCGCAAGATCCAACCCCTGATGAACGATAAGGGGACTCGGTGGGGGTTCTTCGACGCCACGGGCGGATACGCCAATGCGGTGATGGAAGCCTGTCGAACCCTCGGGATTATGGCTCAAGGGGCCAAGATGAATGGGAAGGCCGCAAATGATTTCTTCGCCAATCTCAGAACCGAGCTTTACTGGAAAGGGGCTCAATGGGTAAAGCAGGGCGGTAAACTTCCGCCCGATGACCTGCTCAAAGAGGAAGCCTTGGCGACCCGGTATATCATAAAAGGCGATAAAATGGCCTGTGAACCGAAGGATATTGTGAAACTCAGGTTGGGCCGTTCGCCTGACAGATGGGAGTCGTTCCTAATGACGTTCCTGATGGACGACCGACCAAACGAGGAAATATCAGGGGAGCAGATGGGAACCACCGGGGGGATGAAATCTTGCATGGACATGGACGCACTTGGGGAATATCATAATCAGAAAGCACAGCCTGTAGGGGCTAAGGGGCTGTTTGCGTCGCTATTTGGAGGCCACAAATAGATGGACCCTCTCAGTATCATGGGTATATTCACCGGCCTGGCTGGTGGCATTGGCTCATTGCTTGCACTTAATAACGCCAATCAACAGGCGTCGCAAACCGCGGCTCAGGAAACCCAACTGTTAAACGAAGCCCAACAACAGCAGGAGCAACAAACAGAGGACGTGACCCTGGTGGCGCAACGAACAGCCCAGGAGCAACAACTTCAAGGGCCTACAGATAAATGGACGGCAGACAGCACATTGTCGGGGGACGCCTCAAAAGAATTGGCCGCACAACCGACAGAGACAAAGACAACCACCCCCACAGCGCAACTAGGAGTCTGATGTGACCCTTGACAAGCTCAATGCCCTGGCGAAAGACATGGAAGCGATCCACGGAAAGCACACCGCCCATCCCGCCGTCATTCTCGTTCAAGCCGAGGGGGAGCGTGAAATCTACGTCCTGATGGTTGGATCGCCTTCAAGGGAATGGCTCTGCCACGTTCTCGATGACCAGATTTATCACTTTAGCGGTGAGCAACCTTTGATGGCTACGATGAACGCGGCCATTGCCAAGACTCAGAAAAAGCCTCACGCTCTGCCACCCCGGCATAGGAGAAACTGATGCTCCATGGCCCAGGATCAACCTACGACTTCCAGATGGAAGAAACGCTTCGGAAGCATAAGATTGGCCGAACCATGGTATTTGTTCACCAGCCGAATACGCCGGTGAACAAATACGAAAAGCTTCTCGTCGGGAAAATGGACATCAATTGGGAAGTCGTGGCGTTGGAAAATTTCGTTAATTTTCTTGAGCGCCAAAACGATCTTGGGCGAATCCTGACCGCCAAACCAGATATGCCAGAGCCGGACCCGGAAGCGGTTAAAGACATGAAGGCAAAGGGGATAACCGTTGAGTGACCCATTCGTAATGCAAGCCTACCCCGAAACTCAGGGGCCTGTAACTACCAGGAACGTCGATAAATACATTCTCATGGAACAGCTTCGCTCTCGGATGCAAAGCGACCGTTCCCCCTACGAATATCTTTGGGCCGAAATTGAATCCATCCTCGACCCCCACATGGTTCAAAATAATATGTACCAGGCGGGGTTTCCTCAATTCGTTACAGATAAATTCATTTCGAGCCGACACACATTGGCCTTTGACGACTTGGATGCCGGGCTTCAAGAGGGAATTATTCCTTCCGCACAAACGTGGCAGAGGTATGGGTTAGAGGACGAAGAAAGCGAGGTTATGGATAGACCGGAAGTTTGGCAATACCTCCACACCATTTCCAAGAAGGCTCAGAACATTTATTTGAATTCCAACTTTTATCAAGAGGCTCCCAAGACGATAAGGTCATGTGAAAGATACGGAACCGGCGCTTTGATGATGGAACGGGATGACGATACCTTTGTTAGGTTTACCACGTTTCCAATCGGAACATACTACCTTTCAAACAATAAACATGGATGGGCCGACACCTTCTGTTACATGTTCCGCAAGCCGGTTCGTCAGGTCATCTCTGAATTCTGCACCGACAAATACGGCAAGGTGACGTTAGATAACTGCTCCGAGAATCTACAGGCCCAATGGCTTGCTCCATTCCGTCATGAAGAGTGGGTCGATTTAGTTATGATGATTTTCCCCAACCCCGAGTACAATTATTTCAAGGCGAAGTACAACTCTAAGTACGCCGACTATTCGTGGAACTATTACGAACTCGGTAAAAACATAGGCCACAAGATTCTCCGTGAGGAAGGGTCATCCTACTTCCCGGTTTATTCCTCACGCAGATTCCGGCAACCAACTGACGCCTATGGCGTTGAATGCCCAGGCTCCAAGGCAAGGGCCCCCATCTATCGGATGTTCAAGTCGATTCAGATGTGGCTATTCTCCGCGCAAAAACTTCTCGAACCTCCCATTGGAGCAGATCCATCGGTAGGCGGGGGAGTGTCAAACAACGGCGTTGGTATGACGCCTAACTTTCTCACGATGGTTCCAGGCGGAGTAGGGCCGAATAAAAAAATAGGCCCCATCTACCAGCTCGACCCGGCCATGCTGAAACCCATCGACGAATACATCGACAAGTGCATTAATGAAATTGAGCAGATTTGTCACCGTGATATTTTCAAGCGATTTGGAAACGACGAGAGACAGACGCCCCCGACGGCAACCGAAGTCCTTCAAAGAGTCCAAGAGGATAGCCGTATTCTTGGTCCAATATTTGGGGCCTACAATTTTGATTGGCTCCAACGCATGGGGAAAGACCTCTACAAGCTCATGCTCGAAGATCGGGTTATCCCACCTGCGCCAAAAATTATTCATGGTGCTGATTTGCAAGTGAATATCGTTTCTCGAATCGCCATCGCCTTAAAGCAGAGCGACATCAACGCTTTGAATGCCCATCTCGGGCTTGTTGGGCAAGTGGCACAGATTAAAGCACAACCAGGAAGTGAAGCCCTCAACGGCGATGAGGCGATGGATTATTCCTTGAAGCTTTTGAACCTTCCGCCAAAACTCATGTATACGGGGCCTCAGCTTGCTAAAATCCGTGACCTGATGAATAAACATAAACAGCAACAACAAGCCGCCGAACAATCCAAAACAATGTCCGAAACCGCCAAAAATCTAGGCGGTGCATCAACGGGCGGTGACTCGAATCTCTTGCAAAAAATAATGGAACAACAGGGAGGGAATGGTGCAACCTAGTCAAACGCTGAATCCCGCAGAAGCGAAGAAAGCGGAGATTGCCGAGTTTTTAAATGTCAGCCGTCAAAAGGAATTCAACACAGCCCTTGAGGAAGTGGTCAAATCTGCTCATGGGAGAATTGTTATTTCCCAACTTTTCCACGATTTCTACTTTTACGCAACCCCCCATACCGCCCACGGAGCAACCACGTCATTCCAATGCGGCCAGCAAGAGGTTTGCTTTCGGTTCCGAAACTGGATGCGCGGGGCCGGTCTTTGGCTGGAATATGGCCCTCTTATTGAAAAGGATGCCGCCGAAAGAAATGAGCGTTGGGACGATGTTCAAGCAGAGATGATCGAACAAGCCACAACGACAAAGAAGTAGCACAAAAACCAAAAAGGAGTTAACCTATGTCCGTAGATTTAAAATCAGAAGGAATAGTAGAGCCCGTGTCAGCAGGGCCCTATGTTCCTCCGCCAGATACGCCAGCCGCCCCTCCAAGCCAGGCTCCCGTTCCGGTCCAAATGCCGCAAGTTGTTCCGCCGCCGGTTGTGCCGCCAGTACAGGCCCCTCAAACTCCGCCTGTCCCTGTCACACCTCCGAAAGCAACGCCGCCAGCAGTTCCGGCGTCGCAACAACCTACGGCCCCATCAGGACCAACGGATACCTTGCTTGGAGAATTACCGGCGACTCCGCCAGCAGTTCCCACCAAGCCAACAATCCAAGACCTGAAAGTTCCAGAGGGCTTCAAATACCCCGAGGAATTCCTGACAAAGATCGTGACCAAAGCCCCGTCAGTTGCGGAGGCCCAAGCCCGATTCGACACAGCGCATGAGCTTCTGAACGGTATCACGTCAGGGGCCAGCGTAAAAAACAAAGAATGGATTGAGCAGTTAAAAATCGACCCCGAGGTGGGTGGCAAAAACTTCGATGCGAGTGTCAAGCTTTTCAGACGAGGTGTTGTTGAGGAATTTGGTGCAGATTTCGCCAAAGGACTCTCAATGGGAAAGCTGGACGCACAGCCGGAATTTTTCAAAGCCGTTGTTCGAAGAATGAGGGCGAAAGCCCCAAGTCCAGTGGTTCTAGGCGATCAGATTCCTAAAGCGCCAGAAGCACCAAAATCATTCGATGATACGGCCAAGAACATGTATCCGAAAATGAGAAGTTCCGACAAACCCAAGGACGCCGGTTATTAAAGGCTTTATCCGAAAGGATAAGTAAATGGGAAATCCAGCGACCTTAAGCGGTCTGATGAACTATCCCACGCAACTCGAAATCGCGAAGTCCTACGATCCGAGTGGCAAGGTGATCGTTCCGTTCATCGCCGCCTTGAACCAGGACAACATGAATCTCTATGTTGAGCCTTATATCGCCTGTAACGTCTTGGGGGGCTATCTGTCGGAGGCTGAAAATTACATGCCTCTGCCCGTTGCCGCACCAGATGGAATGGGTCAACTCCCCAATTTCAATACCTCGCAACAGAATTTCGATACGCTCTGCAAAGTGCCGGACGTGTTCGAAGTGCCCTGCGACGTGTTGGACAAGTTCCCCAACCCCGAGGCTTATCGGCTTCGTCAGGTTTTGGGACGCATCCGGGCCATGGGTCATAAAGTGGCTCAGATGTTCTTCTATTCGTCCTTGGCTGTTAATCCATTGGAATTCAACGGATTGGCCGTCAGGTACAATCACACCTCCACCGCTAACTCGCCTACTGCCATCAACGTCATTAGCGCGGGTGGAACCACCTCAGTCGCCCAAACCTCCTGTTATTTGGTTGGATTCAGCCCCGATTCGTGTACGGGTATCTTCAACCCCAACGACCGGAGCCAGGGAACCTACGCCGGGTTTAACCATATCGACGCCGATATCGTTGACCTGTCGAACGCTCCTGATGCGACGGGCGGAACCAGCGGTCGCATGAGGGTTTATCGGGACTATTTCTCCTACAAAGGCGGATTAGCTCTCCCCGATTGGCGCTTCGTTCTACGGGGTTGCAATTTCGACACCGTGGATTTGAGTACCACAAACCCGCAGACCGATGTAAAGTACACCTTGGAAGAAATGCTTGGTCGCATTCCGAACAGCAACAATGTTCCCTATGAACCCGGCATCACTCTCCCCAAGCCCATGTACTGGCTCTTCTACAACCGTTCGTTCAAACGGTATAAGGGTCACAATCTGTTGAACACTCTCATTGCTGGTTCTGGCATGAGGGCGGACAACTTGAACAACCCCGATAACATTTACATGGGCGAACAAGGCTACGGTGGAGTTCCGGGTGGCGTCTGCGACGTCATCACCGACACCGAAGCCGTTGTTGGCGCTTAAGGAGGAATGAACCATGGAAGCTAATCTTCAAAATTGCTTTGCGACTCCTACGACTTCGACAGCGGTGACGCCAATCACGTCAACCACGTCGTTGGCGTACTCGGTGTATCGTCCTTCTGCGACGACACACCCCGAAGATGCGCTGAACCCCGTTGGATTGTTCGTGAGCTGGTCAGCGATTACGCTGGCTGGTACGAACAGCTATCGGTTTCAGGTCATCGAATCGTCCGACAACGCCGGTCAGACAGGCGCTCTGCCTGTTGCGGATACGGGCGTGATGGCGATTACCGATCCGCGTTTGGTGACTCAATTCCAGTTGTTTTTAGCTATCGACTGGAATTTGGTCACGTTGCAATACCTGTCGGTCTTGCTGACCTTGGCTGGGAATGGAACGCCTTCCATCTCCATCCTGATCGCGGATCTGAGGCGGATTACAGAAGTGCCTCATGCCACGATGGTTGCCGCAAATTACACGCCTTAATCCAGCGTGTAAAATGGGGAGGGGTCGAAAGGCCCCTCTCACTTATTTTCATTGGAGGAACAGATGGGAAATGATCCGAAGCCGATTCTGATTCGCTACAAGGATTCGCCAGGGCCACACAAAGGCGATGTCTCGTCTTTCAACAATTTCAACATGACTCAAAGCAAATTCGACGGCCCCAAGTACGGCGGCTTCGAGGAATGGATACCCGGAAACATTCTGGACGATAACGACAGGTGCGTTGAATACAAAGGACGCCCGGATATCAACGGCGGCAGGAACTTCGATCACATTACCAAGCTGGAATATCGTCGGCGTCTTTTTGAAACCGGCGGATATACGAATCACGGAGCCCGAAACGTTTATGAGCCAGCCCCTCCCCGGTTAATGCAAAACAAGACCATGCTCAAGGTTTACTTACCGGCACGAAAACTTGAAGGACAAGCCCTTGTCGATTTCATGTACAAAACGAAGGTTGGGGTTCTGTTTCTGGAACACTTCAATCCGATTTGCATGGAACTCGTCGGGGATATTCCTGACGAAGTTATCGCGCTCTTGAAAAAGAAAGCCAAGGCCAATCCGGGGAGCATCTACGACATGCTATCAAAAGGCCCGGATGTCGTTGCGGCTGTCAATAAGGACAAGGGGGACCCCGATCATCCAACTGGCAACGAACCTCCCCTCATCACTGACATGGATGAAAACAACGCCTGTAATTACGTCAAGGAACTGAAAGACGTTGATCTCCTGAAAGCCTATGCCGCTCAAGAGTCGAGGAAGTCTCGCCCCCGAGTGGCCGTGGAAATCGAGCAACAGATTCAGCGGTTAAGCCAGAACGGGGAGTTATAAACCATGGACATTCAGCCGCAAGGCCATCCCAAGGAAGGTAGCGCAGAGGACAAGAAGTATTCTTTGGGACCGGATGTAAGTGGCGGCCTTCCCACGTTCATTGAGAACGCCAAGCATATCCGCGATGGTAAACCCGATACAAAGGTTGCCGATCACAAAAAGGAATAGCGTGTAGTGTTTTTTTGGTTGAAAAAATTAACGGGAGGTAGAGATGAAAACTTTCAAGCCTACAGGAGCCGCCGCATCGGGCCACTTCAAACCCAACTCGGGCCACGAAGGGAAGTCAAAAACCGAATTTACAGATGGGCATGGAGTGAAGGGCGCTCATCATGTGGGACATCCGACCGGCCACCAAAAGACCGAATCGAAGGAAACCCACACCATGCACCGTATGGGTCCGAAGTAATACCCCGCAATGGCCGACACAGAAACGGATATAGCTAATGACGCATTACAGCATCTAGGGAGCGCATCGTTTATCCAAAATTTGGAAACCGATACCTCGAAAGATGCACGTGTCATGCGTCGGCTATACCATAAATACCGCCGGTCGTTGTTAAGCATTTGGGAGTGGCCTTTCGCAACAATTTACCAGAAAGGCGTCATCGTTAAATTCTGGCCTACTCCTGAGTATGGGTTCGCATATCAGTATCCGAACAACTGTTTGAAAATGTCGAGGATCTGGAATTTCAGACACACGGATGACATTGAAACGAAAATTGAATCCGTCCAATCTAACGATGGAGCGCAGAGGTTGATTTACTCAAACTTTGGGCCTCCTGCCTTGCTTCCTCAAAATAGATGGATTCCGACAACGACTCCCGCGTCTACGACCGGCGATCCTTACCCTGTCGCTGTTTTCCAGTTTGTGGCCGACTGCGAGAACGTTGGTTTGTTCCCCGAGATTTTTAAGGACGCTCTCTCTCTAACGATGGCCGGTTATGCGGCCCCCTCGTTGCCTGGAATAGGTACGGTTGATTTCAGGAAACAGAACTTGGAACTCGGAGCCCAGGCGCTATCGTTGGCAGGGGCGCAGAACATGAACGAGATTTTCATTACTCCCGAGAAGAGAAGTTTGATTGAACGTGCGGCGACAGGGACTGGAATTGTTGGTCATGTTTCTGGTTTTAACCATGCCGTTCCTCAGAATTGGAATCCCTAGGAGGCAGTATGATCGACATGAAATTTACCCCCAAAGAGGGGAAAGAAAACACAGCCGAAGCCGCAGAGATGGTGGCCCCGAGCTATCCTTGGGGATTGTCCATTAGTCTCGACAACGACTCTTTGGAAAAACTCGGGCTGACGGATAAAAAGTTTTCCGTCGGGGACGAAATGACCATCGAGTGCGTGGTTAAGGTTTCGGGCGTCAGCGAGGATGAAACCATAAACGACGGAACCCGTAAACGTGTTGGGTTGCAGATTACCGAGATGGGCGTTAAGACTGACACCGAGGAAGATAAACAAGCCAAGGGCATTTACAAAAAGGGGTAGTCATGCGAGCTACTCTGAATTCAAAATCTTTCGCCGCCGGACAGATAGCCCGTGACCTTTGGGGCCACACGGATATAGCGAAGTATCAGACGGGGCTTAAAAAAGCTCGCAATGCAATGATTAATAAGCGGGGGATTCTCATGAACACCCCCGGCACTCAGACGATCCTCCCGTGGAAATTTCCTACCAAGCCCACCCGCTCCATCGCTTTCAAATTTAGTTTTAACCAACAGTACGAGTTGATATTTGGCGATAAGTACATACACATCATTAAGAATGGTGCGCCTATTTTTGCCAGCACTTACACGATTGCCATTTTTGCTCAAACCGCAAATCCGGGATTAATAATCAACCTAGGCTCTTCTAATGGCGTGACCTCTTCGCAAATAGATAGTGGAATGCTTGTCCAGCTTCAACCTAAATCTTCTCCGACGTTCTTAAAAAACGCTCCTTTAATTTCAGGCGATATGAGTCTGTACGCTTACAATTCCTGGTACATACTCCAAAACGTAACCATCAATTCGCATAACACGACATTCAATATAACCAATCTGGATGGGTCGAACATCGACAGCACGAATTGGGGATTCTATTTAGGCAATCTTCAAATAAGTACGGTCTACGAGATAGCGACTACTTACCTCTATGGCGACTTGTCTCTCATAAAAGCAAGGCAATCATTCGACATCGTTCAGATCAGGCACCATAAATATCCGAGGCAACAGCTTCAAAGATTCGGAGATACGAATTGGAATCTAACGGTAAACAATGGGTGGCCGAGCCAGGGGCAACAATGCAATTCTCTTGGGGCGGCTGGTGGTTCGGGTGGACAGGCGTGTTATTACAAGGTTTCTACTTACGATTTGGTAAAGAAAACTGAAAGTCTGCCTTGCCAGGTGGCGACCACTTCATTAGGAGTAATACAGGCGATAACTGACGCCATTTATTACAATACATATCCATGGTATGAACCGTATGGGGCAATCAGTTTATATATGGCTTCTACCGCTGGATATGTTGTCGGTAATTCGATTTACTTGTCATCCTCTCTTTCAAGCGGAGACGTTAATTTCAATAGTGGCTCCACGACTTATAGAATAACTTATGTGGGCTCTGGATACATAACCATAGGGGTTACTAACGGGATGTTACCCGATGGAACACACCTCGCCTACGCCGCCGGTGCTTATATTTATACCGCTACCGTTTCCACTGACTACCAGATAGCCTCCATCACCGCAATGGCGAATGGAACTGCGCTCATCACGATAACGGCGACAACCCCAGCTTGGTTAAGTTCGGGAAATGGGATGGAAGTAACCATCGTGGGAACGAACGTCGTTGGCCTCGATGGGCTCACATTTAACGCCACGGTCCAATCCGCAAATACACTTTCCCTTAACGGCGTCATTTTGGCAAATTACGATGCGGCTCAGTTGGCCCTCTTCTCATCTTCAACGTCAACAATTATTTCTCCAACTGCGATAACGAGTGCCAACACCCCATCATCCTCAAGTCCGGTAACTATCTCTGGTGCTTTAAACGGTTTAAGCCTCTACACTACGAACACGGTTTTCCTTGTTTACCGTTCTGCGTCTCCCATTGGAGGTTATGGGTTCGTCGGTGAGGTTGTACCAACGTCATTGAGCAACGGATTCTCTTTTGTTGACCCAGGCATCCCTCCCGACCCAACCCTCTCCCCGAAATCTTACCTTCCTCTTTTTATCGGAGCAGGGAATTACCCATCTGCGTGTAATTTTTACCAACAGCGCCTTGTCGAACTGGCTACCGATAGTCACCCTCAAGGACTCTACGCCTCTGTCATTGGAGACTACAACGATTTCACTATCCGTGACCCACTTCAAGAGGACGATGCGATTGTCATGGATGTGTGGTCTGACCAGATGCAACAGATATTCGATTCTGCGGACTCTGGATTTCTTGTTCTGATTACCGACATGGGGCCAATGGTAGCGGCAGGGGATACCTCTGGACAGTTCACTCCATCAACGAACCTCATCAAGAGATATGCTTTTGCCGGTGGCGCTCAACAGCCAAGTCCACTTCACATTTTCAAGAACATCGTTTATCTCGAAGCCAATCAAGGGTGTATGAGGGATTTGGAAGTCCTCGTCACTCCGTTCTACACCTATATCGACAAGAGCGAGGACGTTTCACTTTTCAGCGAGGATCTGCTCACGGCTTCCCCGATAACGGCGTGGGATTACAAGCTCTACCCCGACTCTCAAATATGCTCTGTTCGCGCCGACGGGATTGCGATCTTGACGACTTATTTCCAAGAGCAACAGATTCAGGCGTTCTCTTGGATGGACACGAACAACGGGATTGATAAATTCATGGACGTTTCCTGCGTTCAAGAGGGAATCGAATCTTTCGCCTATTGGTCAGTCAATCGGAAATCTGGTGGATGGATTGAGCGCATGGCTTCCAGGTACTACAAAGACTCGACCATTGACGCAGTATTTACCCATGCGACAGTTTCTTATAACGGGCTGGTAAACGATGGGACGACGGCGGTGTTGAGCGGGGCAGTTACCGCGAATGGGGTTGTGACAGCAACCCTATCCACAAACGAAGGCGCTTCTTATCAAGTTGGATGGCAAGTTAATTTCAAATACATCTATAATTACGACGAGTTTGGGAACCCAATGTATTACACGGCCAGGATGAAAGTCACGGGCACAGGAACGAACACGATTACAGGAACCCTGTTCGAGGCGATCAACCCTGCGATGATCGGGCCTTCGATTACTGATATCCGGGTTTGCACCAATGTCGTCGGAGGACTCTGGCATTTAAACGGGCAGAAGGTTTCCGTGGTGGCCGATGGATTTGAGGTAGCCAGCCCTGACGCCGGATTACTCACCGTCATAAACGGGACTGTAACAATGCCGAACGGGAACGCATTCGGAGTAATTAACGTCGGGCTTCCTTATAACTCGGATATTCAAACTCTGGACATAGACGAGGAAAAAGGCGAAACGTTTATGGACAAGAAAATCGTTGTGCCAAACGTTTCCATGAAGGTTTTGAACACCGGGGACTTTTGGGTTGGACAGAATTTCACGGAATATCTTCCACCCGGAATGAAGATGGAACCAACTAAAATCAGGGACTTGGAGGGTTATCTTACGCCCACGAAGCTATTTACTGGTATCATACCGAGAGTGCCGTTCGACAATAAGTACGGCTACGGAGGAAGTTTCGCCTTGAGAATGTCATCCCCGCTTCCTATGACGATCCTAAAAATAGCTCCTTTGGTACAGGTGCAGTAATGGACAGCACACTGATGGGCATGATGGGTGTAGAAATGGGAGGACAAAGCCTTGTTAATGCGCTTTATGATATTTCTCAAGGAAACTTTGCGGCCCAACAATTCCAGTTCAACGAATCCATGTCCAAAATCCAAGGTGAAGAGGCTCTTGCTCAGGGACGGTTTGAACAGCAAATCTCTCAACAGAAAACAGCGCAACTTAGCGGGGAACAGGTAGCGGCAGAGGCGGCTCAGGGCGCAGATGTCCATGGTGGAACGGCCACCATAACGAAAGAACAGACGGGCGAAATCGGTGGGCTCGACTACCTGACTATCGGAAATAACGCCATGATGAAAGCCATTGGGTTCGAAATTCAGGGAGCGAATGACGCTTCTCAGGCGTGGCAAGCTACGGACGCCGGATGGAACAAGGCTGGTAATTCACTTCTGTCAGGGGCAGAGAGCATGATGCAATCTGGAATAAAAGCACAGGCTTACGACATTCCAGAAATAGCGTCGGGAGAAGGTGCTGGTACGACCGCAGATTATAGTACGTCATTACTGGCAGGGAGTAACATAGGATGAGAGTCCCCAAATCCCCCGAGCCCTCAACTCTTCGGCAAGTAGAACCTGAAATCCAAAAAGGCGAGTTTGAGACTCGGGTTAATCCAGAGGCGTTTGGGGGAGTGTCCGAGTCTAACATCAACAAGGAAGAGCAGACGGCTAGTTTAGGATTGAATGTGCAAGAGCAAGCGGATAAATACCTTTACGCCAAGGGAATGGCAGACTACAAGAATAAAATGAGTAGCATCATCCCTCCTATTGTTGGAGCAAAGGGAGAGGACGCACAGCAGTACAATCCCGACAACGCAGATGGCCCATACAAGCAAAAGGTTGACCCCGCCATAAAAGAAGTGATGGAAAGCCAAGGGATAAAAGAAAACGAGAGGGTTCAAGCTTTACTTCGGGTGGGAATAGAAAAAGATCAGAGCGTTACCAAAAAGGACGTTCAAACAAATATCGTCAGGCAGACCTATTACGCAAATATAGCGAATCATGACTCCATAATAACAAGATTGCAAAAAGACATTCCGAGTTATCAGTCCGATGGTTCTTTTAAGTTTCACAGGGATCAGTTGGATGAAACTGTCGCAAAACGCCTAGCGATTCAAGGAAAACAATCCTCAACCGAAGATCAAGTTGAGGCATTCAATCAATCTTACGACAATCAAGTTATAAAATACCTCAACTCGCAGGGAAACGTTCAGGGCGCAAGAGATTACGCAAAGCAAGTAGAGTCGTGGGGCGGAGTTGTATCCACAAGCGCTCAGAAGGAAATATTCCAAACCGGGACACGCATGGATGCTGAGAATTGGTATTCACTGGCGAGCAAGAAATTAAAGGATGCTGATGGCAGACCCGACTTGAAGGGAATGGAAAATTCAGTCGATGGCATGAACCTAAACCAAGCGCAAAAAGATATCTACCTTGGGGTCATTCGCATGAAATTTGGAATGGATAGCAAGGCTGATATTCAGGCGCATAAAAATTCATGGACGCTTTACAAAGACGAAATGACAAAGGCCAGCAAGAATTTCACAATCCCGATATCCACCCAAGACGCCTATAACGCGGCCACGAAATACGGGACCGGGCCGGAAGATTATCACGCTCTCGCTAAGTGGACCGAAAGCCAATACGCAAAGGATGGGGGACTGACTCTTAATTTCGGAAGTCCTGCGCTTCAAACGAAACATTACACAGACCTAAGAGAGCAGGTGGCGTTTGGGAACATAGGAAGCCTCAAGGCACTCGAATCTCTCCAGGGAACCGTTACTGCCAAGCAATTCACTCAGCTTAAAACCGATTGGTTTAAAACAATGGAGGGTGGCCCCGACACCCAAAAGAATACCGTCCTACGCAGGATCAGGGCCATGGGGACGGACGTTTATGGCACCGACCAAACCGGGATGAACAATTACATGAATACCATGCTCGATAAATACCATCAGTTAGGGACAGGCGGGGACGCCAACCAAGTTTTGAGCGATGCCAAAGAATATCTCAAGGGCGATGCTCCAAAGGCTTCCGATATTTGGAAGGGTGATTACGCAGACAAGGCAGGTAACATGCCGTCCGATATGCTTAGGTCTTTCTATACGGATTACGGGAAAGAAGTCACGGACGGGATTGGGGAGGAACTCAGGAAGTCTCTTGGGCGTGTTCCAACGCCTTTGGATTTCTCAGACTTCATAAATTCGGTTGGTGGGCAGGATGCCATCAAGAAATTCACGCCAACCAATAACG